AGTGGCGCCAAATCTTCTCTCTCGTAATATGAGGATAAATGGCGATCAATTCTTTAACGGCCTTCACAGCATTTTGGAATGTCTTTTCCGTAATGTTTCCATTCTTGTCTAGGCACATTTCAACACCGATCGTTGAATAGTTGGCGTTGCCTATCTTAGAATACAGCGGACGATAGCGTGAACCATCTGCATTGTATTTGCTGATTTCGTTAGCGTGATATGCAACTTCATTCAAGGGAATGATACAGAGTGCTTCAATATCATCTATAAACAGTTGAGCAGAAGCATAGGTTCCTTTAAGATTATTAAAATAGTTCTTGTGATTGCGTGCGGTGCCACCATTGTTGGCGGTGTAGTGCATAACGATACCATCAATACCGTTATTCCTGATACCTGGTCTTGAGTACTCATTAATATTGATATACTCGTATTTGATGAAACTCATATCAATCATCCTCTCTAAAAAAAGAAGCAGCCTATCGGCTACTCCTTCTTTTCTGTAAATTCTTGGCCATCGCCATATTCTGGAACATTTTTACTATCCAGAGCTTGGGTTTCAGATTGACCATCACCATAATCGATTTTGATTTCTGTTACTTTAGATTTTGGATTTTCATTACTATCTTGTAATTTAGTTAGTCTTTCTTTTACCCAGTTTGGAATTGGAATCCCCAGTTGTCCAAGATTTTCAATAATTGAGATTCCATAAACTGCGATATAGAAAAAGACGAATGCGGTCGCAAACGTCTCGAGATTCATAATCTTTAGGTACGGATAAGCAATGATCACTAAGCACACAACTAGCATATGCTTAACAATGCCAAGTAATCCTTTTGTACTATTAGCGTCTTTGATAAATACCCCTTTGCAAAGTCCTGTCACGATATCTCCTATCACTACCCACAAGAACAACTGCACATATCCATTTGTCAGCAACCCCCGAAATTCATTCAGTAACACACCATTATCAATAATCACCATATATACCACCTTTTCTATTATTTAAACAAAGTCCGCGTTCCAAAAACTCTTTCATTCTGTTTTCCCCCAACTGAACATATGCCACCTACTTTCCAATAAATTAAAAGAGCAACCTATTCTGGTTGCTCTTTCGTAAATGTTTCTCCGATTTTTTCCTGAACTAGATTCAGAATGAAAGACAGATCCAATTCATCTTTACCAATATTCACTTGACCAGAAAAAGACTGTACATCTCCTGCCTTTCCGTCGACATAAACAGTATATCCCTTTACTTGTTTTTGCGCGTCATAATTAAATGTAATACTTGCAATATTCATCGTTTCACCTCCCCTATATACTAACAAATCTAATCCCTGATAGTGAGATATAAGTCACACCACTGTCTGCGGAAGCTACCATCAAATCACCATTTAATTCTACTTGTATACGACCAGATCGACCAGAATTTGCCCCACATAAAAAAAGTTCAAGCATTGAAGCAGCATAAGGAATCGACCCGATTCTTCGTCCGGTTAAATCGAAATTCCCACTGGACGGTCCCACACGACCTCTCAACTGGACTTCATAACTACCATCTATAAGTCTAATTCTCCGATATTGAGGAGTGGCCCCTTCTATTGTGACAAATCCACTTGCTAATGGAATATTTACCCAAGGTGCCGGATTTAAAGCGGCCGCTGGCAAGTAACCACCGACTCCACTTTCAACCATGTATAACTTCCCTTGTCCTAACTGTGTTGTTCTAGCCGGTGCAGAAGAACTAGCTTTGTAGGTATCAACAAATCCTTGGACACGATCCATTGTGGTCGTCCATGTTGACCCGTCCGAACCGGTTCGTGCAATAGTCACATTCCCATCTTTCATAGTAGTAGTTCCAGTATAAGTTACACCAGAATCTGTATAGGAAAATGTATTTACAATCTCTGCTCCTTCTAACCTTTTGAACACCCCATTCTCAGAAAGAATGTTGGTAGCAAGTAAGTTATCAATAGGCATCCCCCACATACTCCAAACAGTTCCGTTAAACACTTTAATGATTTGAGGAGTGACGCTGCTGTCTTGCCATAAAGTTCCTTTTGTTGGATTGGCAGGTGCTGTATCAGAGATAACAATCGCATCTTTCCCTTGTTGAGCGACAAGATAGAAATAAACACTGTAGGTATTATCCGTATATTTGAACCTTGTTCTTGTCCACATATACCAGCCCGCTTTAGGTGTGGGTCTTGCCCCTGACCATCCAGACGTTGGCGGAGTTGTTCCATCTTGAGAAATAGCATAGCTGATTTCCTCTGCAGTAACCCCTTTACCAGTATCTCCTGTATCACCTTTATCGCCTTTATCCCCTGTGTTTCCCTTGTCTCCTTTGTCTCCTTTGTCACCTTTTCCACCTTGAAAAGAAATTGAATAGGCAAACTGCTTCGTAAAAGTCTTGCCATCAGCTGTGATTGTGATCGGTACAGTACCGCTCTTCGATACTAATGCAGTTGTAGCTGTTAATGTGATTACTGATCCACTCACACTGGAGGAGAGTCCTGTCGGCTTAGTTCCTACAGTAATGCTAGTAGGTGTAATTTTATTGATGCCTTTATATATGATCACTTCTGTTGTTGTTGATCCAGCCAATGCTGCAGTTGTTGATCCAGCAAAGGTGTAGGATTCGTTCGTAAGAAACACAGTATAAGCATCTGATCCAGGAGGTCCTTCTCCACCGTCTTTGATTCTAGAAATAGTGAATACATCGCTCACAGTCGCATCTGCCGCCTTGATGGTGAATGTATCAAATACAGCTTTTGTAGGATCGATCGTAACAGTGTTGCCTGCTCGAGTAACTCCTGTAGGAACAGCTGAACCAAAATTACCACCGTTTAGACTATACGTCCAATTTGATATAGCGGTATTCACTGCAGTTCCGGTCACAGAAAAACTAGAAGCTGGAGTGATCTTTCCATCTTTATCAACTGTGATCGCTTGTGTTGTTCCTGACAAAGAAATGAGTGGTGCAGGATCACCTTTGTCCCCTTTGGAACCTTTCGTCAATGACCACGTATAATCACTTGGCTTTTTACTATCTGCTTCCGTAAAGTCAACATACTGGCCAATATAATCACCGCCGTCTTCTCCACCATTTCCAGTAAAAGTAAGTCCACCATCATTCGAGTATTTGATATGCAGATATGATGTCTTTCCGTCCGGTCCGGGTTCTCCGGGAATGCCTATGCCGGGATCACCTTTCGTTTGTTGCCACTTATAAACGCTTGGACTGGTAGGTGCAACGTTCGTTTCCGTTGTAGCATAACCAGTATATTTAGCATTTGCCGGAACTGTAGTCATTCCTGATCCATCGGCATTCTGAGAATATCTTATCCATAGATAAGCACTCTTCCCATTTTGACCGGGTTGTCCGTCAAAATAATCAACATTTTTTACCGGTGTATAGCCGTCTTTTCCTTGTGGTCCCATGAATGGTGTCCATGGTTTGTAATCGTCAGGATTATCAGACCCAACTTGATTCGTATCTGAATAGAATCCTTCGTATTTTGGATAGGCATTTTCGTAATCTTCATCTGGTCTTGGGGTCCAAATAGAGTTGTAGGTTCCATATGCAAATTTAGCTCTCCATACAATAAATTCAATAGCAGCTCCTACTGACAATCTTGTAATGGAAAATTGCCTAGCTGCCCCAGTAGGGTGCGAGTAGTCTTTAGCTAAGAAAGTAACCCATTTAGCTTCACCTGCTTCAATTCTTGTTGAAGTAGTGATATTGCCACCTATATTAAAATCTACTGTACCTGTATTCTTAATATAAATAGAAATATCGTAATTCTCTTTTACCCCAGCAGTGGTCATACTTCCAGCTGGCATCGTACAGGCTATAGTCGAAGTACCACCACTGATTACATATTTTACAGCTGTCGCGGCATTCCATTCTGGAACTGATACGTTGGCAGTCTTAGTTGAGGTCGCTCCAGCATAAGCAATAGCATTAGGTGATTCCGAATTTCTAAACAAATTCTCATTCGGATAAACCTTGGTAAAGGTACCGTCTGCCATCATCCATGCTTTATGCGGATGGTATGTTTCGCCTGGTTCTCCTTTTTTACCATCATCGATATTGGTAACTGTCACCTCAACGCCACCCCGCACATTCCCCGAATCGTCTGCTACTTCAAAACGAAAGACTGCCTTTTCTTCGATATCTGCAGCATTGATCGTCACTGTCTTGGTATTTGAAAACAAAGTGCCATCTTTATACCATTTCAGACTAAAGGTATCTGTTACATCCTTGATACCATCTCTAACACGAGCAGTTAATGTGGTACTGCCGAATCCATTTTTGAAAGTCACTCCATCACTAGTGATGATTTCATAAGTAAAGACTTTATTTGCTTCTATCAATGCTTGAACACGAGCAAGTAGAGTAGTATCCACTTCTGATTGTAGAATCTGAGCATTAGTAAATTTTGTTTGGTTTCTATTCGACTCATCAAAATAAATATCTTGTTCACTTACTCGAACAGATAAATTCAGCGCCGGCTGATACTCTGTATTCAAAGCCCTGACTGTATCGCCGATTCCAAGATATTCATACGACTTTATTGTTACTGTAACTTCCACCTGTGATAGTTTTTTCAACTGTGCTAATGCTTGACCTGCTAAGGTGTTTTGGTTTTTAGTTTCATAGGACCAATTCTTTTTGATATACCCTTCGCCATTCATTTTTGCCATAAAAATATTTCTTGCTTGAACAGCATAAATTATCGCGGAAGCTTTAGGACTGTAAAAAAGTTGATTGCCATCCTTATCTCGTTCATCGATTTCAATACCCGCTATTGTTAAACCATCTGTTCCGATCGGCTTAATGGCAGTTTTTAGGTTATCAATGTTATCTTTCACATCGATTGTTTCAACATTGTTCCCCCACTCAAGAAGAACATCCTGTCGATTATTTCCTACACCTTGGTTTTTATCATCATTCGCTTTGTACACATTCAAAACAATTTGAGATAGGCCCCAGTGCTGATTCAATTGCGTCACAAACTCAATCTCTGCATCAAACCTCGTTGCTAAACTAAACAAGCGAGCAAGAAGATCATCTTCGCTGCCTTCCCATTCTAATTGCAGTTTTTTGTCCGCTACTTCATTGATCCCCATAACCAATGGATTGTCACCAGCAAACAAAAAGACCTTGAGATATTCCTCAAAGGTCATCGCTTTTGCGGCTTTATATTCAGAAGCATCTTCATTTCGCAATTCCAACGTCAGGCTGTCAGCTTGTACGGTAACATACTTCTCATTTTTGACCATATCCGTAATATCAAAATGATAGGCAGTGTTTTTATAAATAAAGGAGATCTTGTTTCCGACTTTAAAAAATGGTGATATAGCAGATTTTTGTAAGATGGAACATCGAAAGAATGCAGCAGTACCTAACAAATAGGTATGTAAATTCCCACCTTCATATTCATCAGTCACACAGAGCAATTGGTCTTTATTATCTAAGATTGCGATTAATGGACGTTCCATTCTAAACAAACCTCTTTTCATACGTCCCGGTTATTGTCGGCGGAACGGTAGTAAATGGAGAATAGGGAAATTCAATATGATTATTACCAGGTACAAGATACGGAAAATTACTACCAGTGATAAAATCTTCAAGTGTTTGGATTCCGTCTCGATAGATCATGTTCATGCCATTTTCTTTGGTGATAATCACATCCGATCCAGCTGAGAATCGATTAGGTAAATTCTCCCAATACTGTGATTTCAAATCTGCAACCAACACATCCCTAAGTCCCATATTAGGAACAGCTTGTTGCGGTGTACGATCTGCATATTGACCAGTATAGAACTGGACTCGTTTCACTTTTTTTCCTTTTAAGAAGGGAACATTGACAGAATGATAGCCGCCATTCCAGAAAAACGTGATCTTCTCGCCTTCTTTTCTCAGATCAAACATATTTCGATTATCATTTCTTGCTTGCGATCCATACGGATTTGGAGGCAACCAATAAGAAGGAGTCAGTGGGATACTTTTATAAATCTTTGTGCCAGCTCCTTCATTAATCAGAAAATACACAGTAGCACTATTTCCGTTCTTGTCTCCTTTGGAAATTGCCATGCCTGCCACAAAGAGATTATTCTCGTCAACATAGGCTAATGTCCATTGACCGGTTTGCCCCATTTTTCCTGTTTCAAACCATGCCCTTCCCCACAAGTACGCACTTTCAATCGGATTCGGAAGAATCAGTTCCTTGGCCGTTCCGTACCATTTTTTTGTACCTGATTTCTTGGCATCCGCTGGGATACCACCCATCCATCCGCCATACGCAGTCGTTACAGGCATCTTGGCAACAATCGCCTTCTCTTGGTTCTCATAGAATGTCGTCGCATCCGTCCAATTGCTAAATACGCCGCCATCCTTTCCGATAATGATCTGCGCTTTTTCTCGAATCTCGCCATCTGCTTCATCAACATAACCAAGTTGTGTTAGAAATGTATTTTCATCATCATGCATGCCAATAGCACCTAAAAATCCAGTTTCGGCATTATTATGGATCGTAAGTGTTAGCGGGGTTTTCTCTGTTCCTTTATAATCAATATCCATCGCAAGAATTCCATTGGAATCAACTTTCGCGACTACACTATCCAGTGAATTATTATGAGCAACTCCATCAGTAATTTGGAAAGTTATAGTTCCTGTTCCATAAGTTTTTTTATCATCAAAACTTTTATCACCTTGAGGTATAGCATAATAAAAGAGATTCGGTTCATCACCAAATACTAATTTCCGAGGTACTTTAGTATTCAAAACACCCGCTAATCCTCTTCTCTTCTCTATCACATTACTTTTTATAAAAAAGGACATCTTGATTAAGGCTTCCTCATTTGTACTGGAAACAAAAGCGTTACCAGCCTCACCAAAAGATTTTGATTCAATTGTGGTTGAAGGTCCAATCCCTCTGTCTAATGAGGTAATCTCGTCTATAAAAGAAGATAAGTCAACCTCACCAAAGAACACCGGTATTTTCATAACTTACCCCCTATTTCTATAAACTTTGTTTTCCATAATTTCTATACGATCATTTTCAATTTTTACCATTGGTGCTAAGATAGTTCCAGTCTTTTGACCATCTAATAACACTGTACCCTCTATAGTGATATACATAGGTTCATTTTTCTTTTGAGCGAGTGCGCCATCAGCAATAACTCTTTTAGCGGTATAGTTTCCATCAGATATAGTTTTAGATACATCCATTTGAAGTGTTTTATTAGAAAATGCATCTATTTCATCAGCAATAAAACTACTAGAAATACCTGCAGCCATACCTTTTACTGTTGCCTGTACATCTTTAAACTTATCTTTTAAAGTCTCGTTAAATCCTCCCATTATTGCTTTACCAGCTGGTACTAATAATTTTCGGTCATAAGAAATCGGTCCTTTGTGTTCTTTGATCCAATCTGCAATTCCTCCAACGAAGTTCTTTACTCCTTCCCAAGCAGCTTTTAAACCTCCTAGAAAGCCTTCCATTATCGCAGACCCTGCACCACTGATATCTATATTTTTCAGTCCGTTGATAACATTTTTTACATTATCAATAATGCATGTTACTTTTGATCCAACGCTTGAAAATATGTTCCCCATAGCACTGAATCCACTACCAACTGTCGATAATACAGATTTAATGATATTTCCTGCAGCTGAAATGACTGATCGAATTGCGCCCCATATACTAGACATAACTCCACTTAATACACTCCCAGCACTTCCTAAGCCACTAAATACGACACGAATGCCGCTAATTGCACCTGATATCAAACTTCCTGCTATAGAGACAGCACTTTTTATATTTGACCATGCACTACTAAGAATAGAACTTAATGATCCCCCAGCACTGCCTAAATTTGTAAAGTACCCAATGACAGTTCCAACCCATTCGGCAACAGTTGTTAATGCCGGTACACAGGCTTTGAACGCTTCAACTAGCCACGTAATAACTGGCGTTAAAAATCCGATTGCACTTGTGATCATGTCGAATGTCGCAGAAACACCCATTAGAATTCCTTTGAAAACTCCTCCTAAAAATGCACCTACAACTTGTAAAACAGGCATCAGCGCACTAGCCAACACAGTGACGATAGGCTGAGCTGCATTCCACATTTTTACAAAAGAATTGACGACCATATCAATAGCAGGACTGACAATTGTCATCATTGTGCTGAAAGCATTCGTTATAGCAGGAATGATTGCAGAGATTACTGCTTGAAGCCCACTAAAATCAAGCTTAGTAAAGGCAGTAGCAATTGTGTTAATTATTGGCGTAAGTGTAGATACCACTGTTTGAAATAGCTGTGGAAGTTGACCAAAGGCTATTTTAAATACTTGAATTATTGGATCGATTGCGCTTCGAACGTTTCCTAACAACGTTGATAAACCTCCATCGATCCCAATTCCTACCTGTGACAACAATGCTTCCCCACCTTCGAGAAACCTTGGACCAGCTTCTTGAAATAGTGTAGAAAACACTACCGGCAGACCTTTCAAGATATTACCGACCATTGGAATGAAGTTGTCGAATAGAAAAGTTGAGGTGGTTTGTGCTAACGCTTGAAGAGAAGGAACTATGTCTCGTCCTAAAGAAAGATTTCCAAGTACATTAGAAAACGCTGATTTCATTGAAGTGAAAGACCCGCTGAATGTTTCTGCAGCTTCTTTAGCTGTAGTTCCTGTAATTCCTAATTCTTCTTGAACAGCATGAATCGCAGTGTACACATCACTCAAATTGTTAATATCATATTTAACGCCTGTTAATTTTGTAGCATCTGCTAAAAGTCTTTCCATTTCTGTTTTAGTTCCGCCGTAACCAAGTTTTAAGTTGTCAAGCATAGTATAGTTTTGTTTCGCAAATCCCTGATAGGCATTTTGAATATCACCCATATTTGTGCCCATTTTATTAGCATTGTCGGACATATCAACCATTGCCATGTTCGCTTTATCGGCAGCCTTTTCAGTATCTCCGCCCATAGACTGCAACAAACTTGCACTGAAACTAGTAACATTCTCCATATAATCGTTCGCCGATAATCCAGCCGTTTTATATGCTTCATTGGCGTACTGCTTTACCTTATCAGCACTGCCTTTGAAAAGAGTCTCAATCCCTCCTAATGACTGTTGCAATGCGGCACCCTCTGACAAAGAAGCAGAAATGCCTTTAGTTATAAGTTCGCCAATTTTAGCCGCTGCAATAATTCCACCAATCGCCGCAACTAGCTTACCGCCAATTAAATTTCCAGCACTTGTTCCTGCTGCATCAGCCTCACCAGACAATTGTTTTGTTATGGATCCACTAATTCCCTTGGCAGAGGGCATGATTTGTACAAAAGCTTGACCTAATTCTGTTGCCATTATTCTTCACCCCCATTCGTTGAATCTCCAATCAGTTGTTTTCTCATACGAGTAAAATCCTCACCAGAATCAAATACAACTTCCTCTCTTTCGTTCATGTTATTTCCGACTAATTTAGAAAGAATCGATTCAGGCTGGTTTTTTCCTTTTTGGCCATCTTTTGTTTTTGCCCAAACTAAAAGCCTTAAGTTATCGTTTATTCCCGCTAATAAAAGAGTATTCAACGGAATATTTTGCCCACTAAGCTTTTGCTTTATTCTAGATTCATCTCTAAGTCCACATGAAAAAACAGCTACCTTAGAAGCTGGCAGCTGTTTGTAGTCATATATTTTATAGGTTTCGGCTAGATCGCATATCAATGAACTCTCATCGATATTGATCATTCCGGCGAGGATTAGGAGTTTTTTGTTTGATCTTGATTCTGAAAAATATTTCCAAGTTCTTCAACCATTTTAGCAGCAGGAACAATTCCATCTTCATCTCGAACGTGTTCTTTCAAAGCTGCCGCCTGTTCTTTTCCTAAGAGAAGATTTAAAGCTTTCGGCGCAACCACAGGATTTTCATCAATTTCACCAATAACTTCTAAGAGTTCATAATTGTCTAATCGTTTTTCTTCGATAGAATATTTGAATCCTGACTTTGTTTCCCCTTTAATCATTGTCCTGAACCTCCCGTACTAGCTGTTGGTTTCTGAATGTATTCGAAGTGAGTATTTCCTTCGTCATCAGACGGAATAGCAGTAATAGTTGTTTCATAACCAACTGCATCAGCATCAGTGTAACTAATTTCTCCGATTTCTGTTACTTTTCCGTTTGGGATAACAATTCTTTTAAGAATACCGCCTTTTAGAATCATGTCTGCAACTAAGACGTGTTCTTCAAGTTCTTTTGCGTTCGCTTTAATTTCAATTCCAGTATCAATTGTGCCTGTTACGTTTGTAGATCCATATACTTCCTTCAAGACCTCAGCATTTAACGCTTCAATCAAAGTGTAAGTAAAGGTATCTTCTTTCTCTGTTTGAGGACTTGCAACAGTATCCCCACCCCAGGCTTTAATATTTTCAGAAGAAGGTGTATTTGAGTTTGTCATACCATCTTCTGAAATATATCCCAAGCTTTTGAATGCAGCATTTAATTCAGTTGTTGCATTTTTTGGCAATGTAGTTCCCAATGGAGCCGAATAGATGGCTCCTCCCACTTTTGGTTTAGCAGTTGATACATTTTTTGCATCTGACATGTTATTACCTCCTAGTAATGAGTGATATCAAATACTGCTTGATATCTGTACTCTTTTGTTGTTGTGTCCGTGTAGTTATAATCACTATTCAGCTTAATCCTGCTGATTTCATCCAGTTTGATCAGATCTTTTAGAACTTCTTTCAACTCAGCATTTAACAATGCGGCTTCATACAATGTAGATGCATAGCTTTGAAAAGCATATGTTGAAGACGAAATAAGATTGTTTTCACCGCTACCAGTCTTTTCGAAAAGAACATAGCTTTCTGGCATTTTCCCTTGTTTTTCTAAAAAGGAAGTTACAGATAAATGACTATCGAGAAAATTCTTGATCACAATTTCAATCATTTATCGCACCGCCTTTAAGAGGGTATTATTTTTCATATTGTCTTTTTTTGCTTGGTATGTATCCGCATATACCATCGCATTTGCTCTCGTTTTACCTACATAAATATCTTGTTTGTAACCTTCGCCAGCTCTATTTCTCACACCAGTTGCTTTCTCTTCTAATACACCTTGCATCTGATTGGACTTCATTAGAGCTGCTACTCCACTCCGGTTCAACTTGAATTTCATCTTAGCCATAACGTTCCACCATCACTTTCTTATTCCAATCAAGTGGGATTAAGTCTTCGATACCCTCTGTAGGAAAGCCAAAGGTGCGCCATCGTTTACCAAAGAATTTTACTTCTTTGTCTTCCCAATCATTAGTATTTCCTTTAGGAATTGCTAACGTATATACAGCTTTTTTTCCAGTTAAAGTAAGTTGGTTGACAATATCATCAGTGGAAGTAGGAGTGACTAAGACATTTTCAACATTAATATCTGCTTCTTCGTAGATTGGATTCCCGAATGGATCAGTTCCCGTTTTGGTCAAACCCACCAATTGAATTGTTATTCCTTTCAAAAGTACCATAAGGTTCAATCACTCCCATACGTTGCCGTCTTAAACCAAGACGGCTCAATTCGCTGTTTTTAATAAATAATCCGCCTCCTGGCACAAGGTACGATCCAGAAACGGAATAACCCAATGCTCCTTCTGCATACTGGGTCATTGGCTCCTGATCAGTTGATGTCATTAGTGTTCTAGCTACAACATCAACAGTTACCGATTTGACAACATTCAAAAAGTAATCAGGCTTCATGCTTATCATGTTATCTAAATCTTTTCCCACCTTATCGGCTTCCATTCGCAAAGAATCAGAAACAATATTAAGCAATTCAGTAGCTCGCGTGATTTCTTCTGGCTTAAGGGTACGCCATAGGTTTGACAAATCATCAATAGTTGCAAAGGCTCCCATGAAATCACTTCCCTTGCATCATCAAATCGTACAATTCTTGCTTTTTAGAGCTAGGGTTATACTTGATGCCAAATGCATCTAATTCCTGCATGATTTGCTTTTTAGTAATGCCTTCTAATCCAGCTACTTGTTCATCTTTTTCATCAGCTTGTTGTTCTGGAACAACAGCTGGTGTTTCAGCTTCATCGTTAGTATTTTCAATTTCTACTTCATTCAGTGCTTTTGGTTCTTCATCAGTTTTTGGCTCATCTGTAACTAAGACCCAATCGCCACCAGAAACAACACAAGGGCTACTAAAAGTAACCCCTGTTTTTGTGTTTTTATATTTCATTATTCTCCGCCTCCTGCTGGTTTAATCACACGAGCAAAACTACTAGGATCCATAATTCCCCAACCCAAATATGTTTCAGATCGTAAATATACTTGATTGTACCCTTTCAAATCATTTCCCGAATTATCCGGATCACCATACTCAATAACTTCTAATGGAATCTCTTTTGCAAATCCCCATTGGAAGTAATTCGCAAAATCTCCAATGATTGCCACATCATTTGAGCTGGCTGAAACAGTATTATTGATATCCGCTTTCAATCCATTAATTGATCCTGGATTAGCACCCCAAGCAAGTTCAGGGAATAAGCGGATGTTGGTATCTCCACCTGTTCTCATATTTGCTAAAGCTGCTGAAAATTGAGGGTCTGCAGCAAGCCCTGTAACAATTCCTTCTGAACCTTGAATTAAAGAAACAGCTGCTTCAATATTGGTATCTGGATCAGAAGCATTAAATTCCACCGTTTGAGTTACTTTGCTGTCAAAATGATTTGTACCAATAACTGTTGAAGCTGCTCCTGTTCTTGGGTTGATACCATGGAAAGCCATCAGGTCAACACCACGTGCTAGTTTTTTAGCATAACCTTCATTGAACCCCTTAATAACTTCAATCTTCTTTTCATCAGAAGAATACATGAACTCATCTGAAACACGAGCGCCATATTCGACTTTAATAGGTACCATCTTGATTGGCGCTAAAGAAATACCACCATGTGATTTCTTGCCATTTTCTGCTACAATGTCAATTTCTGAATCCATTGAGAAAACAAATTGCGTTGTACCATCAAACGGGATCGCTTCTTGTTGAGACAAAATAGCCAATGAGCTTTTCCCTTTTACTTTGTTGATTAAATCAGTAACTAATTCTGGATCAAATAAATTTCCTCTTGATAATGTTGGCATAATATTATTCTCCTTCTTGTGTTAATCCTTGGATTAATTTTTTATATGCACCATCTTTGCCTTCTCCTAAATTATTTTCAGTATTTTTCAAAGGTGGCGGTGTTTGTTTCTTACTTACTAAACCAGCTAACCGTTCTGCATCAGCCTTGATACTTTCTTCATCTGAACCGATTAAACGATCCGCTAAATCAATAGGTAATCCATTTTGTAATGCAATTCTTGTACGCAAATTAACTGTTTCTTTCTCAGCGATTTGTTTATTAAGATCAGCTATTGTTTGCTCATGAGTCTTAGCGGCATTGTTTGTTTCTTCGATTGTGGATTTCAAAGCATCTACTTCTGTTTCTAATGCAGCATTACGTGTTTTGATCTCATCGTAATCAGCAAACTTCCCTTTTTCACGACTCAATCTCTCCTGAATAATACGGTCCAGTTCCTCTTGTGTTTCAATTGCTTTGAATGTCATAATACAAACTTCCTTTCTCCTGCTTGCCCGGCAGTTCGGTAATTTTGCGTATTAAAAAACGACTACCGCTAAATAGTCGTCTAATACCTTTTTTGTTGTTTTTTCTTGGGCTTCTTAATACTACAAGCCCAATGTGCTAGTAGTGCACTATCCATCAAACAGATATCTCTATCTTCAAATTGCGATTTATAACCAAATCCACCATTGCTACCGATATTGCGCTTCTCGGTGTTCGTAACTACTGAACTTAGAGAAGGTTGATCTTTATGGCAGATTATTTGTTGGAATATCCCTTGTTCCCATAATGAATTGGCAGTAATGATTTCTGATACTTTTGGAAGGATCGGTGCTTTGAGTTTAAACTCTTCCATTTCTTTAGTTAGAATATTTTGACCGCCGGCTCCGTCAATAACCACTGCATTTACGTTAGCTTTTTTCAAGAAATTAATGATCCATTGATTGCCGTTCCTTACAGATACACAATCAATTGTTTCAACGAATATTTTTCCCGATAAAGTTTTAACCGCAATACTCATTGCAACATTCTGGCCATCATTCCCATACTTGATACCAACATACAGCGGACCTTTCAATACAGGCAGAGCTACTACTTTCAACCTTGACCAATCACTAGCAGAAATAGCTGATTTTTGATTGTACTTAGGCCAGTACCCCAAACGCTGTACGTTGTGATCGAGTTTGTCATCGCCAAGTTCTGCTTCAATCTTTCTTTCCGTCAAATGATAACCTAATGAAGGATTGGAATGGTACCAAGCCTCGACATCATGGATATCCTTCATATCCTCAACTGACCATTCCGCCCAACCAGAATACTTCGATTTACCAAATAGCGTAGTATCACGATAACCTGTAAAAACAGTACCACTCGAAACCGGCGTTGGTGGCGTACCACACATAATCGTCATAGGATTTTGACTGTCTGTAACGGTATACTTCAAAGCTGATTCTTGCTCAGTGGTGTATTCTTGAGCTTCATCTATTACAAGTAAATCAAATCCTTCTCCAAGCCCACCACTAGATGTTCTTGTTCTGAATTGGACCACACCGCCAGTTGAGTATAACTCCAATCGTTCTTGGCCTTTGGCTTTGATTGAGTTGAAGTCTTCGCCCTCAATATATCCCGTGTCTTCAAGTAATTTTTTTACTTGTTCATATGAAGCGTGAGACGTACTGATTCTGTGAGCCGTATGCAAAATACTCAATCCTTCTTCTAAAGCATCTAACTCAATAATGTAAATAACCTCGGTTTTACCGTTTCTTCGTGGAATTGAGAAACCAAACTTTTGATGAACCCATAAATTATCTTCATCAATAGCCAAGATAGGTTCAAGCATACTAATTTGCCAATCATAACAATTGCGACCAGTTCTTTGATATCTTTCAATCGCTCTTTGAGATACAGATCTATCATATGGAATAATTACCGATTGAGTAGGATGTTGATTACCAAATTTCACTTTAGTAGTCATAAACAATCCCCTTTCAATCTCGATCATGCATGATAACCCTGTCGCTGGGAGATATTGGATCACGCATCCTTTCTCAAATTTATATTTTTTCTAGATTGAATTTTCTGTTCCTTTTGTGGATCAGTCCAAGCTTTTGACCATACATTTTGTTTTCGACCATTACCGGGTTTATATTCAACTATACATTTACACCTTTCATGCCTTCGATAAATATCATCTGGTAAATCATAATAATCAAATGAGCCAGCTAAACTTTTACACCAATCACAAGCATGTCCGACTAAGGTTCTGTTGACTCTTGGCCTTAAACCAGATTTCGCATGAAAATCTACATTTGCTTTAATAACATCATCAACAACACTTTGACTAAAATTTACGATTGGTTCTCCTAATACCCACTTAACAGTATCGAAATCTTCTGCTGCTGACATCTTGTTTACAAGGCCATTCACCCTGTCTTGGTTGAAGTCAGGTTTCTGACCTTTAATTTTAATTGCAGCTTCTTTGTTTAACTGCTCTTGAACATCAATAGCAAAATTTGAAATCAAATCGTAATTATTTTTCAGCGTTTCATTAAGCAACCGATCAGCAATATTAAAATACATTTTCCCATCAGGAAGAATGTCAATGCTTATATTGCTGCCTAATACATTTGCTAATAATTCTCCGATTTCAATAGCAAACTCATTTACATTTTTGTATGTTGCCTTACGATTTTTGAGCAAAGAAAAAGCAGACTTCAACTTCTGACTGTTTATTGTCTGCTCACTAAAATCATTTTTGATTTTTTCAAGTAATGCGGGAACAATGTCGTTATCCATTACTATCGCCACCTTTTATTCCAGTTAAATCTCTGATTGTTTCACTATTGATATATCCTGGAATCGCTTGATTCAATTTAATCGCACCATCTCCAATTAATGTTAATGAATTGGCATCAGCTTCAAATAATGGTTCCCACTTAGGAATTGTTTTTGCAAACTGATATCTAAAATACGGGTAGTCATCACGTAAACAAGCAGCAATAAATGCTACGTTCAATATTCCAGATCCTAATGATCGTTGCGCTTTACGTCCTGCCAGTCTTAAATTTTCATGACTAGCTCTAATAGCTTCAACCGATGAGGGATTATCAGAAACAAATCCCAAGTCATCCAATGTAAGTCCTGTTTCCCCAGCGAATCCAGCAGCTGCAGTTTTTAATTGTTCTGTAAATGGAGTCATACTAGAAGTCGTGAACTGTCCCACTGTTGGAACATTGCCACCTTCTCCAACTGTAAATTCGAGCATCGCTGAAATGGTTGCCTTCCAAGTATTCAATGGTTCTGAATCTTGATCTGTTCCTAAAACATATTTTTGCGGAAATGAGTAAAATTCTGCGGTGATATCTGCACGTTCTAGTGTACGTTTTGCGTACGACTGGTAATACATACCTGATCGTGTAATACGAGAACGACCAAACGGCCGAACTGCATCTGGCCGATGAATTACCGGCACTAATAATGGATAATCAAAACTATGTTCGATAGGTTCATCCGGTATATCTTCATCACCATAATAGTAATAAGTTATACCAGGCAGAAAATATGCTTCGATAGATGGATTTCCATCTTTATCTCTTTCGAGAACTGCATACCCTTCGGTTAGAAGTCCTGTAATTGGATCAATAATCCCCGTCGCATTGCTTGCTTCAATTATTTGTAATCTAGGTATTTCTCCTTCACCCCTTGAAATATAAACGAAAGAACAAGAAGCAATCAAAGATGATAAAACCAAGCTATCAAAAAACACATCCGGATTATTTGCTTCAAAAATTTCGTTTACCTCAAAGTCATCATGTTCAAATTCACGAAAAACTAAACGATCAGCCAAAGCATCCACCCCTTTGGCACACCATCCTAAAACTGATCGATATCTTTTTCTTATTTCAGGTGGAATTGTGATACCAAAGCTTGATTCATTTTTTTTCATATCGTATTGTCTATACCTTAAATCAACACGAATTTTATGTGTAGCTAGCTTGTTTCTTAGGTAATCAATGCCATAAATTTCCATTATTTCACTCCTTTCAAAACGTCGCGCGAGAAAAAATGTACAGTGACGGCGTGAAGCTCAGCCA